CTATAAGCTTGAATTTCTGATAGTACTCTAGCTCCTGGTGAGGTTGTATCAGATGTTTTAAATTCAATTTTACCTAAACTTACATCATCCCAATCTCCAACATTTAAATTTCTAGTATCTGTAAGTCTAATTATTGGCTCTGAGTCGGCAACTTCTAATTTTTGACTAGGATTAAGCACTCCTATACCTACGTTACCATCACTTAGAATAGTTAATTTTGCGTCTGTTTTAGTAACCGCTGTATTACTACCAACATTATTAACCGCTAAGTGTAGATCTCCTCTACCATGACCTGTTCCGTCATTTTCAAATATTATTGCCGCTTTCCTATAATCAGCTGTTGAGCTTGCCTGTTTAAAATATAAACCACTAGTTTTACCCGAGCTTTCGTTACTATTTGTAATAGTCACACCTATATCGTCCCCAGATTCTTTAACCTCTAATCTAGTTAATGGTGAAGTTGTTCCAATTCCTACATCTCCTACTACTGTCAGTTGAGTATCATCCCAAGTAAAGTTTGCTGAACCTTCTAAAGAATCTGTTCCATTAAAGTAAGCTACTCTAGTATCTGCACCGCCGGTAATAGAAGATACTGTGCCGCTTCCGCCTCCATCTGTTTCTATAATATTACCGGATGAATCTACTGCTAAAGTTTTAGCTGCTGTTCCTGTGAAGTTACCGGAACCGTATTGATGTAGGATGGCTTGTCCAGTATCATTTAAGGTAAAATGTTGAGTAGCTGAACCTGCTTCAGTAGTTCTATATGCCCATTGTAATTTACCGTTAGAATCTATTTCTTGAGTCCATATCTTAGTACCTGATCTAGATTGTCTTATCCCGGAGGAAGCTCCGGTAGAACCGCTAATATGTAGTTTAGTACTTGGATTAGTAGTACCGATACCGACGTTACCTGCTGAGTTAATACGCATTCTTTCAGAATTGTCAGTAGCAAACGTTAGAAAATCATTTGATTCGTTTCCATTTATTCTGACCCGACCTACATTTGCATCATTGGTTGCCCAAGTTATTCTCTGATTATCATCTAATCTTATACTACCGGCTGAGATGTCTAGTTTTTCTTGAGGACTAGTAGTTCCAATACCGATTCGCGATGTAGCTCCATCAATCATCATAGCAGTGGTAGTAGTACCGCCATCATTTACCTTAAATAATATATCTGCATCTTGTACTCCGTTCTGCAATGAGAAGTCACCTGAGTAATTTCGTACAGCGCCGTACATATGAATAGAGCCTGCAATCCTTGATGTCCCAGATACATCTAATTTATAAGATGGACTTGTATTACCGATTCCTACGTTACCGTTAGATCCTGAGATGACCATTCTAGTTGCTCCTGAAGTGTAATTATCACCAGATGCAAACACAAAAGACTGGTGGGCTCCAGCTGTAGTTCTACCGGAATATATTTTTAATTCTCCGTTTCCGTTTCGTACTTCTGTAGAATCATTATCTGTTCCTCCATTTACTCGAAGTTTTATTGGTACATTACTGTCTACTGTTAGTTGGCCTGCAAGGTTTAAAGAGCCTGTAAAATCATGATTGTCATCAGAAGTATCTCCAAATTTAGTTGAACCACTTTCATACATGATAGAAGCAGAAACAAATTCGGTATGAAATTCTTGGGCTGTTAAATTACCTGCGATAGTTACATCACCTGCAATATTTGTATCTCCTGTTGTGATATCAACTTTAAAATTATCGTAGTCTGTTGATGATTCACCTATTGAAAATTTATTATCTTTACTAATTAAAAATGTATCTGTGTCATCATCTTTAATCCTAATGAAGGCTTTATCATCTGAGCTTTCAAATATAGCGACTGTATTTGCAGCGCCAGTATTTACATCGAGAAGACCATCAATATTAGCAGCACCATTTATGTCTAAACTTGTTCCTTCTAATTCTGTACCAGTTATCTTACCAGTTGACGTTATTGCGCCTGATCCTATAGTACCTGCAAAAGTTGCATTACCAGAAGGGTCTAGTGTTAATTGATCAGAACCTTCAGAGTCAATTGTTCCGTTTTTAAATTTTAAGCTAACACCGTCTGTAAGTATAACAGCATCGTTAGTACCTGATTTATCAAAGAATAATGTTGGCTGTCCTCCTCTGATTGTTATTTGACCGTTGTTAGTTGTATCGCCAACTACTAGCCCAGGTTTGTCTGTTGTAATAGCATCATCACCTATTATAACCCTATTAGTAACTGTTAAATCTCCAGTTAAGGTATCTGTTGTGTTAAGTAAGTACCCACTTAAATCATTAGACACTAAATATGTACTTGAATCTACAGAACCATCTGCTTTGAGGAATTGCGAGCTTGTACCTCCATCTTTAATAAATGAATCAGCTTTAATATTACCATCAACCTCTAATTTTTGACTAGGGCTAGCTGTTCCAATACCAACATTACCGTGTCCAAATACGGTAACTTCATTAGTGTCATCTATTTTGAAATAGTCCCTAGTATTACTAGTTGAGTCGTCAGTAGCTTTGTTATACCCATTTGAAGCTCTAATTTTAAATGTATCACCTAAATCAAAAGATGTAGCTACTGTACTTCCAGATATATTTACTGCATAAAAATTATCAAAAGCATCGTTATCATCAGTACTCAACCATAATAATGGAGCATTATTTTCTGCTCTAGTAATATTTAATCCTACATTATTACCAGTTTGTACAGGTAATTTTAAACCACCTCGTTGGTTAAATATAGCTGTATCGAGATTATTACTATTAAATCTTTGTTGAATTACTAAATCACCATCATAATCAGTACCTCCTACAAAATCTTGAGATTTTCTTGATATAATTCTTGATTGGTAATTGCCTCCGTAAGAAAACTGTATACCTATATTTCCGTCGGTATGGCTTTCAGATACAAATCTGTTATCTATATGAAAATATTGATTGTCTGATCCATCAGCGTATAAACTTGCTGTTAATGATCCAGAGACCACTGCACCTGCAATGGTATGAAGAGAGTTTAGTGTAGCGTCTGACCCGCTAACTATCAGTTTTTTCCAATTTGGCATATGTCTTTAGATTACGGTTGGTTACAGGTTTGCCTGCCCACTTCCCTTTCGGGCCAATAATATACGTATAAATAGCAAAAGGTCCCGAAGGACCTTGTGAGTTATTTTATTGCATCTATATGTTTTCCTATTTTAGCAAATACCTTGACAAATATTTCAAATTCGTTTCCTGTATAAGTAGCAGTTCTTAGTTTTGCTAGTATGAATTCTGCTTCTTTTTTAGTTAGTCCTTCGTCTTTTGCCTTTTTAGGCAAAGCTTTTTCTAATAATCCCATAAAATATTATAACTTAATTTTTAACTGTGTTTCTTATACGTAGATGAATATGTCTGTACCTTCTACTCTAATATTTCCTACATGATCAGCTTGTGCTGTTGCTGCATTTACTTCTGTACCTTCAAATACACCTGCTACGTGGTAACTTGGTGTTTGATCACCTGTTGCATTAGAAGCCATATTGTTAACAATCGCTGCACGACCGTCATTAGTGTTATAACTTGCATCCCATATTAATGCTGCTCCTGATTGTGCTACTCCGTTAGAACCTCCAAATACTATACCGGAATCTCCAGCAGTTGCAGAGCCAGAATTAAGAAGAATAAATCTATCTTCTATATCAAGATTAGTCACATTAGCATTAAATGTATCACCTTCTACTGTCAAGTTACCAGATAACGTAAGATTTGTAAACTGAGGGGAAGCTCCTGTTCCTAGACCTACTAATGTACCAGATAGAGTATCGCCAGTTAATGTTAAATCAATACCGGTCTGACCAGAAGTATCTGAAACGGCAAAGTTAGTGTCATCAGAAATATCAATTTGACCTAAGGTAATTTCTTGACCAGATAGTGATAAATAATTATGAGATGATGTATCTAAAGTAACATCAGTTGAATTATCAGTGCCTGCTGCATCCACTCCGATTGCAGTATGTAATTCAGCTTGAGTGATACCATTTCTTAAAGTAGGTGTACCACTATTATCGTATATTGCTGCTGGATTAACAACGGATTGTCCGTCTACTTGTCCTGAACCAGAAACTGTGCCTGAAGGTAGAATTGCTGTTACAGATCCTGCTGTTACTGTTCCAACGGTAGTAATTGCAGATTGTAAAAAGTGTTCTCCTGCTACAAAGTTAGTGGTTTGATCGTGATCTATTTGTATAGATGAGGATATTATTCCTCCACCTGAGCTAGCTAGGTATCCCGAATCGTTATTTAATTGTGATATATTTGATCCGGAGACCAATAACTTTTTCCACTGTGCCATGTCTAAAAAATATTAATTTTAAGTTTATTATAAATATGTACTAATTTGTATAACCGAAATAGTAATCGTTACTAGCGCTATAGAATAATCCACCTTCAATAGCAGTAGGAGTAGAAGTTTGAGGCTTTAGTTGAAGTGTTCCTTCACTATTCACTTTTATTTTCTCTTCTCCGTTAACATTTATGCTGAAAACATCTTCAACTCCATCTAAATCTAAGTATATAGAGCCAGTTGTACTGAAAGATCCCGATACGTTTAGAGACCCTGTTAAGTACTCCCCTATTTCCGGTAATTGGTTGCTTATTTGGTTCCAAAATACCTGAGCCATTATCCATTAAGTTTTCCAGTTATGGTTATTTCCATACCCTCTGTAATATCGTACCCTAATACACTACGGTTGAAGTCTATAACAAGATCACTACCATCTTGCACTATACTTTCAATTGCAGATGGTTCTATTGATAATCCTCCAATAGTTACTAGGAAATCATCTATTTCGTGATCAGGAAAATTAGAAGGTGGAGTAGCCAAAGTAACATTAGCAAATGTAATACTATCTTCTTCACTATCTATTACATAAGAGTAGTTATTAGTGTCTACAGTATTCTATAATGCTAAATAAGTTCTTTCTTCTGCTGTCATTCCACTGAAATTAATATTTACTTCTGAGTTTCCTGTGATATTATCGTAAAATCTACCTTTTGGTGCAGATGTTGCTTCAGATGAAGCTTTTGATACTAGTATCTCTTCACTACCTGCTGTTTCTAAACCAAATTTTATTGCTGATTTGCTATAAAACTTGTTCATATTAGCAATTGACGTGTTAATACTGTCAGGTACTATATGGCCCATCATTTTAATATCAAAATTAGTCTTAACTGTGCGATCCTGCCCTTGATTCACCTCTGTGGTTGTGGTATAGCTATCAATCATTGCACGGAAGTTAAACTTTTCTGGATCTCCCCAGTATGCGTCTGATGCAAAGTTGATGGCTTCTACTATTTTATTCATTTGCTGTACATATTCCGTAAATATTATACAAGAGTACGTTATATTTACATAATCTGGAATAATTACCCCGTATAGTTCTTTTACCGGCTCTCTATTATTTAGTCTAGAGAATCTATCGTATACGTTTTTCTTAGAATACCGTTTTTCAAAGATAGCAAAGTTGTTTGGATTATTAGCATCCATTTTATTACCTAAAGCCCTGTTCTTTTCTATAGAATCCCTTTTAAACATGATAAGAGGAGTTTGTATTTTCCCATTTTTATCACGATAGTACCCATCTTTCTGTACTGCTGCCCATCTTTCTGGTGAACCATACACGACTGGTACATTTATTCTTTTACCGTTCTGTATAACTGATGGCTTAATTACGTTATTGAAATAGTATACAATTGTTTCGTCAATATCTCTTAGACCTATACTGAATTGTTTTACGTCATCATTCTTAACCGAACGTTGATACCCTCTGTTCTTCTTTATAATATCAGGAGTTGGTTGCTTCTGAGCATTATTATATGTGTCTATAGCAGCCTGTGATAGCTGTGACTGTCTTTTTGGTATTATTTTAGTCTTTTTTGCCATCTATTAACGTGCTCTTGTTATTCCAATTCTATCTGTTCTTGTTAAATGACAGTCTACTATAATAGATACGGAAGAACCAAACTTATGTCCTTTATTAGTTAGGTTGTAACTACTGTCTCTACCTACAAATAATTGGTTCTCTCTAACTGTATCTACCTCATAATAATCTTCATGCCACATAACTATGTCCCCTACTTCTGGTACAGTATTTGCATCTACTAAATCTTGTCTAGTAAAAGCAAAAGAAGCATCTCTACCTAAATCCGGGCCAAATTCATCTACATTTATTACTTGATCTCCTCTAGTAATAAGACAATTTAATTTAACTGGGTCTAGGTAAACCTTATCTGTAGCTTCTCCGTATAAGTTTGCTTGAGTATCAGTTAAAGATAATTTATAGTAGCCAATTTCTTGTTCTACTATATGTTGAAGTATTTCTCTGCTTATATGAGTTGAGAGAACATTAAAATCTTTTTGACTGCCGAATAGCATATATTATTTTTTCTTTTCAATTGTTTTATCTGCAATTTCTACTCTTTTTACTTCCGGAATTCTTTGAAGGGAAGTATTTTTAAATGAAGCAAAGGCTTCACTTGCAGGTTTTGTTGTTAATAACTTAACTTTCATAATAGCAGTATTATTATCCCCATTATGTGAAACCTGTCCTACAGTCAATACTCCAGGCATTGCTCTTAACATTTCTCCAATGTCCTGAACAGTAACGTCTTCGCTATGTCCTATTCTCACCATTGCTTGGTATACTGAGAATTGTATTTCTGATATTAAGTCAAATATTTTCATTATCCTATGTAAACATGCATTGGCACTCCTTGCATTGCATCATTAATATATTTTGTTTGTGTTGCTGCTAGTTCTAATTGATTAGTTAGAGAAGCTGTTTGCATTGTTGCTTTTAAATCCTCTACTAAAAATACTTTTTCGTCTCTTGCATCTGCTAATAAATCTGCAGCATTCATAGTTACTTCTGAACCTGGTACAGGTACTGTTTGGTATTTTCCTCTTACGTATGCTAACATTTCTTTACAGGTAGCAACTGCATATTTGTAAATCCACTGTCTTCCTGTATCGTTTATTGCTGAATATTCTAAGAATGGAGCATTTGCGTTAGATGGATTAGTTGTAACTCCACTAGTAGAGGTACCTCCACCTGAACCGTTAACTGTACCGCTGTTATTAGCTGTTGCTTCAAAGTCAATTTCATCATTCACATAAGCAGAGTTCTTATCGCTCATAGAATAGTACTGCACTTTTAATTTACCTGCTGTTTTTGGTACTGGGAATATTCTTAATTTGTTATTGTTAATTTCAAAACTATAAGAAGATTTTCTAATTTGATCATTAAATTCTATAGCCTGTACTTTAAGTAGGTCATAAGATGCTGGCATTAGAAGGAAATTAACTCCTGGAGAATATGAGCCAAAGTCAAAAGCATCCATTAGAGATTGAATTCCTGTTCCTGTACCTGCGTATGGATCGAAATATCTTAAGATAGCTGGTGGAGCTTCGTAAAATATTTTTCTTATTTCTATCGCTCCTACGCCTATTAGTGTTTCTAAATCGTAATCCTGTTCTCCAGGTACTAAGTCTATAAGGGCAGACTGCAGATCAACGTCGCCTCCCACTCCTGCTTCCATTCCGTATTGTCTACTAGCTCGTATAACATCTCTTAAACTAGGTCTGAAGATAGTTTGGTTAACGGCTTCTCCGCTTGAACTCCCCCCTATTT